TCTAGACCATCTATCCTGGCATCTAGTAATCTTGCAGTGTGCTCAGCCTCATCTGCGTTGCTTCCCATGTCTTTATGCTCCATGCTATCACTAGTAAAGGATGTCAGGTGCGTTGACATGCAACTAGTGCACTTCGTATCATACCCCTAGGAGAACTCTATGAGCGATTCTGTTGATTCTCTACCACTGGGCTTAGCTTTACAACAGGCAGCAAAGCCTATAGACCCAGAACAGCTGGAATTGATGGGTAAACGTGCTGCCGCAGCCTACAGCGAGCATGGCACCAGGCTTTCTGATGCGGTAGTGGAGGTGGTGAAGGAGGCCAAGCTGTCGCCGGAGCAGGTGAAGCGGGTATGTGAGTTTGCCAATACCAATGCCTACCTGACGGAGTTTGAGAAGGCTGGGGAGATGCGGAATGTCACCTTTGAAGGTGGCCCAGCTAACCCTGGCACTGTCCTCAAAGACTTGAATGACGGAGGCAATCCTATGCTCAGCAAGGTTGGATCAAGTGATTACGCCGAACCTACCGGGCAATACAAGACAGCCGGTGTTACCGAGGATGCTTTTGCTGAGGCATTTGGTATTAAGATCGGCGGAGACAAAGAAAAGACCGCTTCAGCACATTCGGGTTCGGACAGAGATCATATGAGCCACTACAATCCAATAGATGAGCTCAATGATTTGAGACTATGCCTGGAGGGAACTAGAGAGACTATGATCAGTAAGCTCTCTACTTCCGGCGTGATCTATGATGACGTCTCTTCAGATTTGTGTAAAACGGCGGCACAAGAACTAGAGACCGGTACTCCTATGGGAGATATAGCCAGAGTTTGGGCCAGTCATTCCCCTGATGCTCCTATGTTCAAAGAGGCCATGGCCCTGGTAGTAAAGCAGCTCCAGACTCGTGGTCATTCCGAAGAAGAGCTGGGGAAGTCTCTAAACAAGACTGCCAGTGCTGGTACATTGCCCAATCCGTCTCACCCCTTGGTGGCGCAGTTTGTAGCCTTCACTAAGGTTGCTCATGGGCATCATATCTTGCAAAAGAGCATTGAAGTACTTGATGAGCAGCTCACGGAAGTTAGATCTAAGCTACACGGGATGCTGTCATGACACCAATTCAATATGCTAAGGCCCTGAGTATTCTGCGAACAAAGACAGCAGGGATTGTAGGGGATGCTGCCGGCAAGATAGGAAGAACCACCGGGCACTTGTGGAATGCTGCAAATGCAGGTGCTCAGGCTACAGCAGGGCATCTTGGTAGTGTCGGAGCACCTAAAGCTCTTACTGGCCTGATTACAGCAGCACCTACACTGGGGGTAGGTTATGGGGTGTATAAGGGCGGAAAAGGTGCAAAGAACAAGTTAGATGAGTGGAAATATCAAAGACAGCTAAAAGCACAGGGGTACGATCAGTAAGCTACCCGAGGTACAATTTAGAACCTATAACACATGGAGGACACGCATTCTTTCCCCTAAGGAAAGAATTTCCGCGTGATATGATCAATGAACCCAGTAGAAGCATTTCTTCAAGAGAAAACAGCAGGTGCAATGGGTGAAGTAGCTGAGGGGGCGGCAAAGAGAGCACCTGGATTTTTGAAGTCTCTACTAGAGGGTCTGCGTTCTGGGGAGCCAACCTTAGACACTGCAGGTCAACGATTCGGGTACAATCTTGGTGGCAATTTACAGACTGCGGCTGTCATAGGGTCTGCGGGCCTTGCTTTGGATGCTGGTATTCGTGGTGCCAGGCAAATGGTAAATTTTGGTGTAGACAAGGTCAAGAAGCCTATGGAGTACAAGGCTATGATCGAAGCCCATCCAGAGCTTCAAAAAGAGGATGCTGGAAGAGTCCAGGCTTACTACAACTCTCTCCGGCATATGTCTCCACACATGGCTGCTGACCCCGTGATTGCAGGCTCTTTCGTACGCAACTTGCTGGATAGAGGCCCAGAAGGTAGCCCGGCAGTGCCTATGGAAACAGCCAACATGCTGGCGGGAATTCAAAAGTCGGTATCTGGTGTGCAGAAAGATAGGGGTTTGCTTCCTTCCCAGTCACCTGTGGTTGGTATGCTCACAAAGCAACTTCCCCAGATAAACCCAGGTGATGTACCTCAAGGTGGTGGGTCAAAGGGCGGAGAGAGAATGTACGGAAAAGGGTAATTTAGTCTGTGATCATAAAAGTCTGCCAGTATCAAGCTCACCAGCCTAGTGGTGAGCGACTCATACAAGTCTTCCAGCCGGGAGATATGGAGAAGGCTGCGGCTTTCTTTGGTATGGGTAAAACTGCAGCTCCCCTTCTTCCTTCCGTCCGCGATTTACTTGGGAAATTGAAGCCAAGCTCCAATAAGATTTACCTATTGGTGAACGCGCTAGGTGCTGGAGAGTTCTGGGGCTGCTTCCCGGACGGCACCTTGATTCAGACCTCTGAAGGAGAGGTACCCATAGAGGCAGTAAAAGTTGGTGATTTGGTTGTCACACACAAGGGTAGATGGCGGCCGGTAACGGCAAGAAGGACCAAAAAAGCTACAGAGCTTTGTGATCTATATGTTCGTGGTTTGCCATCTCTCAGTCCAGCTCTTACAGCTACCCCCAATCATGAGCTGTGGGTGATTCTACGTGATGATTTCATACGTACAAAGCGCAGGGTCATTTGGCAGGTAGACACTTCTACTCCTGTAGCTGACAGACGTGCTGAGGCGATGAGTCAGATGGAGTTCGCTTGGGTGCCCATTTCCGATCTGTGCCCAGGAGATATGGTAGCTGAGTCATTTCCTACGGAAGAAGATACAGCAGCTTTGGGGGACGATAGATGGAACACTCCTGAGGTTGCTTTCTTGATGGGGCTGTATGCTGCGGAAGGATGTGTTGCCTACAGATACGGAAGAGATTTTGCTCATGATGACGAACCAGAAAAGATCGTATACGTTACATCCAGAGCTGAAGAGGCTACGCATGCTGAGGCCGTGAGATGCGCGGCTAAGCTTGGGCACGTCATGACTCCTCGTCATGACGAGGAAACGCACTCTACCCGTATGGAAGTGTGCATAAAGGAACTAGCCAAGCTGTGTTTACTTCACATTGGCTCTCCAGCTCCCAACAAGCATCTTAGTGCTGCTATTCTTCGAATGCCACGTGCTTGGCAACAAGTGTTTTTCGATGCTTATGCAGGTGGAGATGGTTGTGTAAGCAAAGCACTAAAAGATGCCGGAACTGTTACATGTGTATCCGCTTCGGCTGTTTTGCTTCGTGATGTACGCTTGATGCTAGCAAGGTTGGGACTGGTCGCCGCCATAAATGGAAGGCACAATAAGAAAGCAACTTGGTATACTGGCAAACCTATCTTTGCTCTTCAGATCAGCTCAAAACAGTTCGATGGTGCTGGCTCTCCCAAGAGTTACATTCATCCAGATGGGTATATTCTCTCTGCTGTAGCTAAAGTAGATCAGTATGATTGGTGTGGAGATGTTCATGATCTTACTGTAGAGGAGGATAGATCATTTGTAGCTAGCGGTATCGTTGCGCATAACAGCAATATCAATAGTGACTACTTTCCTGAAGCAGCTCTGATCCATAAAGGATCTATTTATGGGCATGAGACATTTTTAACTGCTGGTATTTATACCCACCATCAAAATAAGATCACAGAGAAAAGTCTTGGAGATATATTGCTGTCTGTTTGGCACGATGGTATGAAGCGTGTTGAATTGGTATTAGCTTTAGATCGAGATAAGGCCGTCAGATTTGGTGCTACTAGCGTCTGTGACAAGATTGATCAAGGTATCGGATGCGACGTGTCAATGGGATGTAAGGTCCCTTACGATTTTTGTAGCATTTGTGTGGACCATAATAGATACGCAGCAGCTCAAGCCACCTTTGATCCGGCCAGACACAAGAGCCCTGGGGATGCTGTACTGGAGGCGCACAAGAAGAACCCGATTTGTGGTGTCTCTATTACTAGAAACGACTACTGCACCCATCTTCGAACCCAACTCAATAAGATACTGCCTGACGGGCGGAAGGTATATGCCGTTAATGATTACCCGCGATTCTTCGATATCTCGTTCGTCTTCATAGGTGCAGACAAGACGGCGAAGGTGATGGCTAAATTAGCATCAGTAGGGACGGGGGAGACAGTACCATCATGGAGGGTGGCGGAAGATGAAGGATATCTTCCAGATGTGGAGGAGCAGATGGAGAAAGCAGCTAGTTCCTCCTTTCTTCCGCCGGCCCCTATTTGTAAAACAGCAGCTGTGGGCCGGTTAATACCAAGAGCTAAAGTAGCTACTATCAAAGCCGGTGAGATAGAAAAGGACATCACTCCTTCTCAGTTTGGTGGAAAAGCCATACCAGCTAGACCAGACCTACCCGATGAAGTTCTAGATAGACTTGGTTCTTCTGATATGGGTGAAGCTCTTTCTACTCCCGCGATGATGGGGATGTTACTCAAGCCTCGGGAGTTTCAAAGAATCACCATAATACACATGGGCAACAAGCCATTAGCTGATGAGCTAGACAGGCATAATATGGTGTTTGGGCCCACGGATGATGCAGAGAGCCCGGGGGAGATGGGTTCAGATCGAATGAGCGAGGTACTCAAGAAGATACTGTTACCCTTCATGGAGGACAAGAGTTTCTTGGAACCAGTAGCCAAGAGACGGATGGTCAAAATCATCATAATGGGTGGTTCAAGGGGGCCGGAAGAGGGTGAAAAAATAGCTTCATCAGACCGCTTCCTACTGAAGATAAGTGCGGCCTATAATGGGTACTTACAACAGCTAGCACACTGCCTACACGACATACCCGATGTCATCAATTCCGACACAGAACTATGGAACAAAGTCCACGGCCAAGGGCTGGGGGATGAATTCTATAAGACAGCTGGTGAAGTTGCTCCAGTATTGGGAGCAGTGGGGGCTGCTGAGATACTTTCCGCTCTTGCAGAGCACAGCAGGAAAGAGTCAGATCGAAAGGGAGATTCTGTGGGCTTTTTGACTGACTTGATTGCAGAGCATCCCCACATACTGGCAGCTTTGGCCGGATTGGGTATGCTACACTCGCAGGGGTCTTCCCTTCCGGCCAATTTAGTAGCTAAACTGACCAGAATGGCAGAGAAAGTCGTGACACCTCGGTGATGTTAGGGGCTACGCACCCCGAAGACACAGAAACCGATCAATGGAACCTAACGATCAACCGAGACACACAGGAGTTACCAAATGAGCATGGACGCACAACTAGCAGAGATCTATGGCACTGGCCAAGAGGCTAATGCTGAAGATGATCAGGTGAAGTTGGCCGCTGCTGAGCTTCTAGTCAAGCTGGCAGGGGACAATAACGTGGACCTTAGCCAATTCAGTGACGCTGAAGTAGCTGATATGGTCGTGGAATTGCAAAAGCAAGCAGAACTTCCTCCACAGTTCCAAAAGAAGGAAGAGGGAGAAGAGAAGAAAGAGACCCCGGAATCGAAAGAGTCTGGTGAGTCCTCTTCAGAGTCCCCAGAAGCCAAGAAAGCAGAAGCTGCGGAGAAGGTGGCAGAGGCAGACTTCCTGGGCCGTGTGATGGCTCACTCGTTTGCACAAGAGTGCAAGGAGATCGAAAAGGATGCCGGCGAAGAGAAGCCATCGGGTGGCAAGTGGTCACGAGCTATCGGTAGGGCAACAACCCATGGTATTGCTGGCCAGGCTGCTGGAGCTGGAGTAGGTGCTGGAGTAGGTGCTGCTCTAGGTAAGGCACTCAAGCATGGCGCGGGCAAAGGTGCTGGTGCTGGTGCATTGGTTGGTGCCGGTCTTGGATCAATTGCTGGCCAAATTCATGGTGCGCGTAAGGGTTGGCGCGAAGGAAAGGCCACAGATAAGGCACTTCACGAGAAGAAGGGCGAAGCAGATCAATCTGCTCTTGATGCTCTTGCTGAGCAACGTGCACTAGTTATGGCTAAGGAAGCCGGCTGGGTAGACCCAGAGGGTAACCTTGTTGCTCCTCCCGCCAAAGAAGAGACCAAGACAGCGTCCCCCCTGGACCTAGCTGTAGAGCGTAGAGCTCTCGAGATGCTGGAAGCTAACGGCTACCCAGTGACTTGGAACGAATAGCAACAACAACCCCAATGACCGGTATTTGCATGTCGGCGTTTTTCGAAGAGTTGACCAAGGTGGCCGGAGAGGTCCGGGCCCCTGATAGTCCTTGGGTTTCCAAGACTATTGGGGCTCCTCGTGCCAAACTGACCAACACTCAATTCCCGAAAGCGCCGACTGCACCCGGTCCATTGAATCTGAAGCTGGTGCAACCGGCGGCAAAGTTTGGTCCACGCCCTAACTACTCCCAACCAAATTTTGGGACTCCAGCAGGAGCCACCCCAGACATTGGGAGTATGGCATGACAACAACCGCCACCTTTAGTTTGATCCCAGGAGGACCTGATGAAGTTTTCGCTACATAGCATGGTTGCGGCAACGATGTCTGAAGCCGAAAGGCGTGAGAAGCTTGCAGCTTCAGATGACGAAGCCGTACACAACGGAGAGAACACAGATATTTCGGATGCAAAGAGCAAGAGCCCTGGCGCATCCAATACACCACCCAACAATCCGGCTACTATTCCAGAGAGGAACGACTCAGATCAGCCGGGCACCAAGACCTCTTCCGCTTTGGCCCTTAAACTGGCCAGTGCGATTGAGTATCTCAATGAAAACTTCTTGAAGGTCGCGGTGGGAGAGATTACTCCACCTACCCCTTCAGGCTCTCCAGAAGCAAAGATAGGGCCGGGAGAGGGTGAAGGTGCCACAACTACTAACTTGGACACACCTACACCAGGTGTACAATCTGAGGCGGTAGGACAGGCGACGGAGAAGAATCAGCCGCCAATGAAGCCGGGTACAGACCCAGCATCACCTGGCCAGACTAATACTGGTACGGCCATGGAGACTGATATCAATAATCCTCCAGGTGGTAGTGAGTCCTGGAAGGACAAGGACATTCTGAAGCAGAGTGCTGCTTTGTTACAGAAGAGGGCAGCAGCTGCAAAGGCTACAGAGACCAAGCCTGCTGAGGCAACAAAGACTGCTGCTCCAGTAAGCCAAGTAGATCGTGTGCTTGGTATCATGAAGAAACTGGCAGATGTTCCTCCTGAAGCGACTGCTTCTGAGGAAGGTGTGCCTGCTCTTCCTGGGCCGGCTGCATCCCAGAGAAAGATGATTGATAGTAATGAAGCAGCAAGAGACTATACTAAGCGTGAGGCGAAGGCAGAGCCAAAAGAACAGATGGGTGAGGTTCTTGATGAACCAGCTCAGAAGAAGTCGACGGATGCTGTCCTTCAGAACAACCTCTCTGATACGGCTGAAGCTGGGGTAAAGATCTCAGCAGCTCAGGCTGTAGCAGCGAGGACCCTACTCAGCAAGATTGCTGAAGAGGGTTGTGCTTCAGACGCATCGCCTGAAGCAAAGGCGAAGGCCGAGAAAGTTCGGTCTATCGTCGAATCCAAGCAGAAAGAGAAAGAGAAAGATAGTCAGGGTGTGGGTGGGGGAACGGCATCACCGTTCAACACAGGATCTAGTTTCTAGGAGGAACACATGGACAACAAGACTAAGATCAGTGCAGCCCAGGCCGCTCAGGTCTATGCCGAAGTGCCGGGTGTCCTTCGGAAGCTTGCTTCTGAGAAGGACCAACTCCAGGTGAAGTTGACGGAGACAGAGAAGGAGCTACAGGGGTACAAACTGGCTGATAGGATCACAAAGATTGCTCAGACTATGGAAGACAAGAAGATCAATCTTGGCCTTTCACTGGGTGAGCGTGTCTCTAAGATCAAGGAAGCCCATGCAAGCGGTCGGTCGCTCGATGCAATTGAAGAAGCGATTGACATGACTTCACCGAATGGAGAGATGGCCAAGGTAGCTGGGGACGTAGACGGAAACGGGGAGAATCAACTTGAGTCGTATCTGCTTGGGGGTCTAGCTCAGTAGTTAGGGAAGCTAGGCATAGAAGGCAACAGTAGCATCACAAGGAGACACCCAATGATCGTAAATCTAGAAATCGTAACCGATGTCCAGAACATCGGTCGCAGAGATTTCACGGTGGCTGAAAAAGCACTCGTGAACCCTACAAACCCAGCTTGCATCATCGACGGCGAGTTTGTGAGCTTGAACCAAGACTATCAACTCGTCAGGTCACTCGCAGGTGTTCTCGGCTTTGCAGTTTGGGCCGAGAAGGGACGTTTCGATGTGCAGGCAATCGGCAAGCTTACGGTTCTGATGTTAGGGCCGTATGAGGCTGATACTCGTGTATTCCTTTCAGGTGGTTCATTGGCACTTGGCGCACCTCTTTCGATCTCAAATACAGTTGACATGCATGATGGTGCGGGAGCTGTCAGGTCTGGCTTGGCAGGAACTACAGCTAGCCAGTTAGTGATTGGCTATGTAACTCGTATGCCAACGAACAATGGTGGCCGGCTAAGGTTCCTCAAGACCCTTGGCTAATTGGGTTTGAACAACAGGCTCTAACAAGAGGTAAATAACATGAGCGTTCCTTCCAGAATCCTAAATGATCTCTTCACCCAGAAGCTGGATAGCAGCGAAGGCAAAGAGAAGATTGCAGAGTACGCTGGTACGTACATTCGCGACCGTTTGCGTGAAGTCTCCTTTGCGCGGAAGATCATTCCGCCGCAACAGGTGACCAGGGCAGACTGCCAGAGGTCCGTCAATCACGACACATTGGTGAAGATCGTAGACATTGAGCCAAAGAGCAAGGCAATGTCTTTGACCTTCCGTGGTCAACCCACTGCACGTTTTATACGTGCACCTCGTGCTGAAGTTGCTTTCTTCACCATCTCCTCGGAGAAATTCGAGAAGACGGAGCAGGAACTTTTGGCATATGAAATGCCCATCACCAAGGTAATTGAAGACAACTCGGTGAAGGACATTCAGGAGATCGAAGACCGTGAGTTCTGCATCCACATCGAGGCTGCAGTACAGGCTCTCCAGGCGGAGGTCAATGGTAATACCGTTACAACCCTGAACTGGTCTACAGTTCAGGCTGGCACGGTAGCTGAGTTCTCTGTACGTAAGGGTGAACTTGCTCGCAACGCAACTAGTTCCACTTCGGCATCTCTACCTGTTCAGAAGACAGACTTCGTGAGCATGTTCAAGATGCTATCTGGAAACCGTCTGCGTGGTGAGATGGTTCTGATGACCGAAGTTGACTGGGATGACATCCTTCAGTGGACTGCGGAAGATGTTGGTAACAAGATTGTAAGTGAGACAACGGTTGAGGGATACAAGTACAACCTGCTATTGGGCAGGGCGTACTGCCGCACGGTCAAGACTGACATTCTTCGTCCAGGGAACCTGTACCTGTTCACAAAGCCGGACTTCTTCGGGAAGTTCTTCATTCTGAACAACACCAAGTTCTACATCGACAAGATCGCGAACTTGATCACCTGGCAGTCTTGGGAAGACATTGCAGTATCTGTCATCAACATCGCAGCTGTTCGCAAGATGGAGCTCTACTCCGCTGATGCAACGAGCAATGATGCTGACAGCTTGCTGTCGAACTTGATCCCGAAGGCAGAGGAAGACTTGGGAGCCGAGAACAACCGTGTCGACGAGGGGATCGTCTTCCCGCAGCTGGAAATCTTCTAACCAGGTAGAATCGTAGAGGTAAGTCTGTGATAGAGTAAGCGCCAGCGTTCCAATTGGGCGCTGGCGCTTTTTCTTTAGAGCAGTAAATCAGATGTCCTTGTGGGTATAAGGGTATTGTTCAGGCCCAATATAACCCTAAAGGAGATCGAATGAACGACAACATGCTTAGACAATGTTCACACTGTGACCGGGACCTACCGAGGGATGCATTCTATGCAGCCACTTTGGCAAGGAATGAAGGTCCGTGTAAAGAGTGTGTGAAGGCGCAAGTAACCCGGTACTATGAAAAACTAAAAACTAACCACTTGTGCTTTGGTTGTAAGAGCAAGAAGGTGAGTGAAAAACATACACTTTGTCCTGCTTGTAGAAAAGTGTGGCGAGATAGATACCACCAAAATGGAGACCGAAATAGACAGTACGCCCGAGACAAAAAGCACGAAGACAAAGTTGCTGCCTTCGAAGCATACGGCGGTGCTGTGTGTAAGTGTTGCGGAGAAACTGAGTTCGAGTTCTTATCCATAGATCATATTAACGGGGATGGTGCTGCTCATAGAAAAGAGATGGCTAAGAACAGTAACTCCCCATCTTCAGCCTACTGTGGCCAACATATTCATCGGTGGCTTCGTCTCAATAACTATCCGCCAGGTTTTCAGGTACTATGTATGAACTGCAATTTTGCAAAGGGGCATTTTGGGGAGTGCCCTCATCAGCGACAGAGATTACAGGTAGTTAAGTAGATCGAATGACACATCGCAATTAGACTGCGTCTAATTGCACCGCATCAAAGATTTAGGAGAATAGATCAAATGGCTGAAGAGAAGATGTATACGATTCACAACATGTGCCGCGCTCAGAGCTCTAGAGCTCAGCGGGCAGTAGCTGTTACCCAGCATAGGGCAGCTTTATGGGTAGATGGACAGAAGGTCTTGCCGAAGAGACCTCTCAAGATATCCGTTGAAGATTTCAACAAGCTGGAGTCTGAGATCTTAAAGAAGCTCCGTGAAGGTCGTTTAGCCTTCACCACACCCGAACAGTACTATGTAGATTCGAGGTCGGATGGAAGAATATATGTAAAGCGGCCAGGTATGCAAATCGTGGAAGAGAAGGTAATCTCTTCAGATTATTGGAGACTCCTATTTGAAAAGCCAACAGCTCCTGCTGGTGAACTGCCCGTTCCTTTGAAGGATTGGGTAGGACCTGGCCCAACTGATGATGCTCCTCTAGGAACTGATCAAGAAGTGCCTTTTGGTGAAGCAGCTGTGGATCAGTTCAGAGCAGGTCCTGAGGGCCCAGCTGGTATGACTGGTCCTG